CAAGCTGCACACCAACACGATCGGCTCGGATACGCTTAGTCCCGCCAGAACCGTTGTCAAGTAGCAAATAATCGCCGTCATTGTATCCGGTCTTTTCACCGTAAGATATAACTCTTCCCATAGTTTACTCTCTCTTATTATACTCCGCGACTCCTTATATCGCCTCAAGACCTGCATATCGATAATAATTTTCGTTCGTTTCGATACATTCACTCATCAATCGCATTACCGCATAAGCAAGACCGGTATATGTTACCTGTGTCGGATGACCGTTAACCATAGTGTAATGATAAACATATGAACTAAAGAATGGATCATCAAACGGATCAACAAACGGAATACCAAAATGCTCAGCAATTTCTGATGCAGCAGATGAATAGTTGCTAAAAATTTGACCAGATTTATCCCACAGCCACCTACCGAATATAACAAATCTAGCCATAGGCGCATGTATCTGTAGCTGAGCTATTATACGTCCGTAGTTTCCGTAAAATGAATCTGGATTTTGCGAATAGTCACTTATTATGTCGTCAATGGTACCGATAGCATCTCCATTGATACAATCATTAATCCCAAAACATATCATATACAGATCAGGAGGTGTAGCAGAAAGAACTGATGATAAACCATTGATCAAATAAGATTTTGCACTGGAACCTCCAACACCAAAATTTTCAACAGTTACACCTAGATAATCGGCTAACACTTGCGGATATGGTTTCTTAGCTCGAAGCCACGTGGAGCCATCCGAAGATTTTATACCACCCTGGGTGTAACTATCGCCGATGCATTGTATTCTAGAAAACATGCTTAATCCACAATATGCTTTTTTCAAAGCGTTTTCTGGTATCGGCGTTATTGACCATGGCAAAGAAACGCCAAAACAATCCATGGAGAAATTACTAAGATCGGTAGACAATCCTTCTATAGCTAATCTGGAATATCCCGCTTCTGATAAAAGTTTAAGCCTGATATGAACGCCATCGGTTTTAAGATATACATATGAAGACATAGTAGAAGTGCCATCAACAATTTTTGCATATGTTGTATTGATAGCCTTTACGTTTTCAGTGTAAGCGACAATGTAATTATAGTTTGGAACGCTCGACGGTATCGGGACAACCAATTCTGAAATATTAACGGGTATAGAAACATCAGCATAAAAATATTCAGTGTCACTTCTAAACGTGGGGAGGAACGTAGTTGTGCTATAACCGGTTAATCTTTTTTGTCGATTAATATCTGCTCGTTGAATAATGTTATACTTACTCGAATCAGGATAGCCGATGTCATTTGCTTTTTCTATATTACGTGCAGTTTGTATCACGGAATTAGAAACGCTGCTAACAACATGCTCTATATTTTTACACAGCCTAACATGAAAACCGCCAACTTGAGCCGTTCTATAGCAGGCTCTTGCTTTCGCGGCATTCATAGGAACGGTTAACGTTTGAGTTCCAGCAACAGCTTGCGCACCAGATATAAACGCATATGTACTATCGTAAAATGCTATACCAAGGCCATCCTCAGCACGTTGAGTCTGGTAATCAATAATATCTCCAGATATTACAGAAAATTCGACATAAGAAAAATTAACGTTATCGCTTATACTTCCGGTATTACTTTCAATTCGTTTCCCAGAAACAGCATTAGTGGTATCGACACTTCTGTTTATTATATTACTAGCCGAGATTTTCCTAGTCCCGTCAGTAGCTCCGTCAATGACTAAGAAATCGTCTTGATTCAACGACTCAGCTTCTGGATAGGTATTGATCCTACTCATAGCTTACTCCTTCTTATTGTACTGCACCGTACTGATGCCCAGGATCACACCGAGGAAGGTGTCGATCGCTGTGATAGTACCGACAATCTGCTCTCCGTAGGGGAAACCCCAAATTCCTGCCAGTGCAAAATATAAAGTGCCAACAGCCGGCAGCAGTACAAGAGCCACCCACTTCAGAATGTCGTAAGTTTTATCTGTAAGAATCGTTTTCATTTATCCCTCCTTTAACGGCAGTTTTTCTACCTCGTTCATGATCTTAGTTCCGGAACCGTTACCTCCTAGTTTTTTGTAAGGCTTGTATAAGTCCTGCAAAGTGTCGTACTCGTCTTTTGAAATCCATCCACGCTCGATGTACTGCATTCCGTAGAAAACCAGCTCCATGTGGGCGATACCAAGAAGCATTTCTCGTTCTGCCGTGTGCCGATCCAGTCTTGTACCCAGAAACGCCCAAAGGCCAGAGGAAGCCAGGAGCGATGTAAAGATAGTTATTACGATTTGTGTTAAGTTCATACATTTTGTTCCTTTGGTAATTCTTATTCGAGATGAGTCTCCTTAAAAGTCGATAGACTGGTCTGGTGATACTTTTGCTCCTGTGGTTTTAATAGCAAACCAGGTTACTTTAAGCGTTATTTGTTTGGCTTGAAGATTAAAGTTTACTAAACCCATTCTAAAATCAGGCACGGAATTATGACTCATGTAATATTCGGTAGGTATAACCCATTTGTATTCAGTACTTTCAATTTGGCATAGCCCGCAAATAGTATATCCAGTCGGCACATTAGAAATGTACGAAGAAACAACCGTCCAGCCCGGAGTAATAACGGTTTCTCCACCAGCTATAACGTTAGCTGTAGCCTTAGGTACTGTGCCTTTTATAACCAACGTTCCATAAGCCAAAATATCATTGATTTTGACAACTTCGACGCCATTTTCGCTAAGAGTTTTACCGCTAGGAACAGTAACATTAGCACCACCATCAGATAGTACAAATGACGCAATAGCAGATGTTCCATTTAATAACTGCATACTCGCTCTCGGAGAATTATTCTTAGCCTCACAAACAACCTCCGATTTGTAGTTACCATAAGAATTGGACATGCCAATAGCGTTTACATTATTTCCACCCGACATTTTGAGTGTGCTACCATCCAAAGCAATGACCGCTTTACCTCCACAAAAGCTAACTGTAGCTGATGTCGATTGTCCAATTGAAATAGAATTAGCCGCAAAAGAGGCTATTGTTGTTCCGGTCGAATCTCTAAGCGTAATACCATTAGCTGTAAAGTCAGCAAGAATCTTGTCAGAACCGTTTCTAATTTCAACACCGGAATCGGTGGCCATAACATGTGATTTTGAATTCATGCCTATCTGAGTGGTTGGGCCGAATGTTGCTAACAGCTGACCATCGATGTTATATATGCTAGAACCATTAGTTCCAACAATAATATAACCGTCAATTGGCTGATTTTCTTCGTCAAGCTTACCTATCAATAAGCCCTCAGCAGTTAAGGTCATGTATACAGGGCCGACTCTTGTTAACGCCGGATAGCTAACATTACCAATGATGGTTAAAGTATGTCCACGCATTGTAGCCATAACCAGATCACCAACTCCAACTTCAACAAGAGACTTTGCCGGCGTATCAATTTCAGCGCCATTAAGTTGGACATAAACAAGACTGTCTTCTACGACTCGTGTTACTGTAGCGTACAAATGCTGGGAATCAGACGGAGCCATTTGAGAACCGCCGTTTACTGCATCCGCAAAACCTTTGAGGATGCTATCAGTTAATTCCAAAATATCACCCCCAAAGACTTTTCGTATAAGTTGCTGTTTCCTGTACCTGACAGCCAGTCTCACAAGAAATAGATTGTCGTGTTACTTTAGCACGTGTATTAATCATGCTGGCTTTCTTGTAATTCAAAAGTACACAGTCGCCCACTCGCACAGGACAATAGCCATGGGTGTAGGTAACTGTGTACTCAAGTGCCGATAAATCTCTTAATTTCTGCCTGGCGTAATCATCAAGCTGAATCTGAGTAGGAATTGCACCATTCATGTCTGGATTGGTGATTCGCTCAACGACGTTTCGACCACGTGTAATAGTCGAAATAGGGCTGTCAGGATCGTCGTTAACAACTTTAGAGTAAATATAAGTTCCGTCGTCTTTTGTATATACAACCTCTAGAACATTCGGAATACCATATAAATCTCTGTCAACGTCAAAATCTGGTTGTAAAATTGAACTGTTACCATCGTCGAACGTCCAAACCGGCTGTAGCGAATTAGCATCCTGCTCAGGCTGAAATATAATTCTACCCATCTCATCGCAATCCATGTAATAGCCGGCACACGCCAGTAAATCACTAATAAAACTAAACCAAGTATCGTTTAAGTCAGACACAAAAGGCTGAGAAAGGGTATGTGAGGAGCTTCCACCGACAACAGGAGCTCTGCAGTTCTCCGTCACCAAATTTGTGGCAGTCTGTAGAATGTTAACACCAGATGCCAGAGAATATCCGATTGGCGGTCTGTTGTCTTTCAACTCCAGTAAAGGTGTATAAGCATCTAATGTGATAGATTTGTTCTTACCATCGAACCCCTCTCCAGTAGTCTGACAAAGATGCGTACCGAGTGGATGACGCTCAACAATTCTGTTTTGCGTCGTAACAAGATACGTACGAATATAAAGTTCTCCGAGATCGCTATCTACTTTGAAGCTTGCGCTACCGCCAGTGTCGTTACTTCGATCGCGTTTTACACTCGAAGATATGACGTTTGTAATCTTGCTACGGTCGGTCCATGTAGCCGGATCAACGTCATAATACTCATAAGTCTGTTCCATAGACTTAGTCCAGTCCGGCATCAGATACCTCCTTCCACTCTGGTCACATCAATACTTACTGGGATTAGTAAGTTGTTATAATCTTTATTAAATGAAACATTAATGCTAGCCCAATAACCAACGCCGTTTGGCTCTCTAACATAGCAATCGCCCTTGTAAATCTGCAGTCGTCTCAACGCATATACGGTATCTTTATCGGCTGCCGGAAATTCTGATGACCAGCTTCCCGCAATACCAAGTTGTGTACCATAATATGACACTGGTGACGAACGACCGATATACTCTACAAGGTTTTTGTCAATAGACGTTGACTCAGACACCTTAATATTGTAAGGCAGTCTAAGCATTGAGCCAACCCATGCCGGATCGGCAAGGCCATCACTGTCGCCAGAGGGAACATTGAAGTCGGACCATTCTTCGTCCCACTGAATAATAATTCCTTTTTCACCGACAGGCTCTCCTGGCATATCGTAGAAACCGATCTGACCGGTAGCACTGGATATAGCAATGATTCGATACCTTGCAAAGTCTAAGGAAGGATGCGGATCGGTTACAACCGTCTGAGCATTGTTCTCAATACCTTCCTGAATAGTTACAAAGCGTCCGTCGTATTCTCTTCTACATACGGTCAACGTAACATCTGGTGCAAGTTTATCCTCGTCATTCATACAGAACGGACGAATATAAGCACAAAGCTTGTCCTGATCAACAGCTACTTCAGCATTAGGCCACAGATTAAATGCTGCCCAATCCATAGTTATAGTCTGCTGTGCTTCTGCTATCAAACCTGAGTTCATAGAAACCGTTATTTTGATTATGTAATCCTGTTCGTTTTCAAGGTCTATATCAGTAGCATTAAACGCCTTTGATAAACTAGCGCCCTTTCCTGGAATATACTCTGAGTAGATCTCGTCTCCGGCACTTACAACAACCCTTTGACCTATATCATTCATGGTTTCATAAGAATCATTTGATACGACAGAAATATTCCAGCCGACAGGAGATTGAGTAGAGGGATACGCGGTAGCGTATACATAGATCGGAAAAGACTCGTATGAATAAACAGCTGCGCCGGAATTTTTAGTATCAGTTACCGTTAAATCGATTGTCGGAGGTGCATACAACACAACGACTCTCTCTGTTGACCATGGACTATAACCGTCGTTATTTGGTCCGCCTGTTGTCATAACGCCTTTAGTTCTTACCTGCCAGCGAATAATCATTCCTTCCGGATAATCTATATGTGCTTCGCCAACGATAGGATTGCTGTCGTTATCGATAACGTCGTTATTAGATGCGTCAACAATGTTTTCAGTTTCCGTAATATATGTCTTGTAATTCAGATAACTCGCTTCACCAGGATTCTCAGATCGGTATGTGGGGTTATACGTCTTCCAATCCTCGTTGTTGATTTTAACCCTGACTTGAGCGGAAGACTGAATGGAACCATCTTCCGCATTATGAACCCAATATAACCGAACCGTCTCGCCAACAATAGCAGTGGATGTCTCTGACCATGTTGTAGGTGCAATAGGAACAACACCCAGTAATACAGAATATATTTCAGACCATCCGGATTCGCCTTGTGCGTTCTTAGCCTTGACTCTGAAATACCAAGTAGTTCCGCTATCAAGGCCTTCAATATAAGCACGATTTATACTAACGGTCTGAGTTTTGGTAAGCGTGGAAGCGTCAAAGAATCTTTTTGATGTTGCATATTCAACCGTATACTCAGTAACACCAGTAACAGCCGACCAATAAAGTTCGACAGTTGTAGCGCTAACTACCTTATGACTCGTGATTCTAGTCGGAGCGTTAGGAACCGTCCCGACATTGGACGTATAATCAGTCCAGTCACTAGTTAAAACTCGACTGCTCTTAAGGCTTACGCCGGGGATATAAATTCCACCAGAAGGTTTTAGTATTCTTATAGCCCGGCATCGTACCTTGTATCTACCACCAGAAGCGACTTTAAGTTGAAAGACGGCGCGTTGCAATTTAATTCCAGTTCTACCGGTTTTAATTACTTTAACGTCGTCTTTAACAACTTCAAACTCAATCTGCTGAGTGTAAGTGTCCGTTATACCAGTAACCTCAGCTACTAAATCAAAACTACCGTCAATAGTAACGGTAGGTGTATTAGGTTTTGCCGGGTTAATTACCTGGTTAAAATCAAAGGTCGCGGTAGCAGTGTGTGCCTGCCAATAATGTATTTCGGTTTCGCCACGTTTATATGTTCCAGAATGTGGTTGTACTCGAACAGACACCCTCAAAGCGTTTGCTGGAGCTTGGTATGTGGCTCGTACAAAGCCGTCTTTACTAGGAAGATTAAGATCTTCATCGCTTCCTACGAACCACACACCCTGACCAGTATAATAACGCCACACAACACCGTAATGATCAGTATTACCCTTTGTCCATTTCCATGTGGCATATAGATTTCGATCTGTGCCGGCCTCCAGTCCAATTTTCAGGTCGGACACAACATAATATGTAAAGCTTTCACCATAAATACCGTTTCCGGCTAGTTTATTAGCCATTATGCCCTCCCTTCTATCTTAGCAGCACGAATCAATGATCTGACCGCGGTGGATACGTTGCTACCGTCGTCATAAGTTACTCCATTTACATTATAAACATTGCCAGTGTTCCCAATAAGAGCTGACAGACCATTAATGGCGTCAATAAGACTACCCATCATCTGGTTATCAGAGTCACGTTTACGTTGCTGATCTCTTGAAACGCTAAGAGAAGCGGCGTTTGCTAGATCAACGTTACCGCTAAATGAAACGCGGTCTGCGTCATCCAGCATAGAATAGAGCCTATTAGCTCCATTTTGAATTTCTGAAAGATCTAACACCGGAGTGATTGTAGGATCGTCAATAATGTCGCTACTCATGAGATCGGCAAGCTGCTCAAGGGGTTTCCTGGCTGCTGTAACGACGCCTTTTGCTACATATTCAGACGTTTTTGTAACTTTATCCGACATATCGGTTAAACCAAGAACAAAACCTTCATCTACATAACGACCAAATTGTCTGAATACTTTTGAGGGAGAAGCAATGCCAAGTAAGCTTTTAGCAGCGCTAATTGCGTCATCCACAACGCCCCTAGCAGCACTAACAAGGTCGCCCGCTTTATCTTTAACGCCCTGAATAAGGCCTCCAATAAGATCTTTACCAGCGCTAATCCAATCATCGAGTTTGTCGAGAACAGCATCCTTAGCATCTGATACAACTTCTCCGGCTTTGTCTCTAAGGTCGCCAGCTATATCAGAAATACCAGAAATAATATTTTTAATCAGATTTACACCAGCATCAAGCCAATCCGGGAAGTGCTCGATAATCCAGTGAAGTGCTTTGCTGATAAATTCACCAACTTTAGATATAACAGTAGGACCGTGTTCTTTAATACCATTTACTAATGAAATAATAAGCTTTCCGCCATGAGATAAGAAAGTTTGAGCGGCACCACCAAGAAGTGCAATAGCAGCATTAATAATAGCTCTTATCAAATGCTGAACTGCTGCAACTAGACGCTCGGTATTTCCTTCTATAGCAGATGCCAATCCGTCAATAAATGAAATGATAAGATTAAATGCTGAGTCGATCACGGCCGGTATTTGTGTTGCAACCGCATCAATAAACGCTACTATTATTTCACCAACGAGTGTTACTATTTGCGGTATTATGTTCCTGATACAAACCAGTACAGCAATTATGATTCCGGCTATTTGATACAAAATTAATGGCACTGCATTTCTAATACCATTTAAAATAGCAAGTATAATATTAACAACGGCTGCTAAAATATTAGGAATATTATCAGCCAGCATTTGTAATAATGTTGTCAATAACGTTAACACGGTTTGCAATATCATTGGTGCAGCAATACTTATTACCATTAATATATTGGTAATCACAGTCAATACAGTAGCCGATATCATCGGAAGTAACGAGACTATAGTTGCTAATACTTGTTTAATTAAATCACCTATTATAGGAACAATACGTTGAGCAAGTCCTGTTAATATGGTAATAATTGCGTCAATAGCAGCTGGAATGGCAGGAACTGCTTTCGATAGAACTAGAATTCCTGCAGCAATGGCTGTTAAACCAAGGCCAAATATAACAAAACTAGCAGATACAAGAACCATAGCTGCCGCAACGCCAAGAAGCACTACTATAACAGGACTAAGCGCCAATGCTCCTGCTGCGAGAAATACAAATACACCGCCAATAGCGATCAAACCTTTTAAAATAGTATCAAAGTCTAAACTACCAAGAGTGACTAAAACAGGAGTTAAAACAGCTAATGCGGCCGCCATGATCAATATAGCAAACGCGCCACCAATGCCGCCTTGCATAAGTGACATAGCAATGGCCATTTCTATCAAAGCCCCACCCATAGCAGTAAGACTCTTTTTTATCTGGTCCCAGTCCATAGCGCTAAACTGTTCAAATGCTTTTGCCACTATTAACAAAGAAGCTGCTGTGATAACTAAAGACACAGCTTTTCCAAAAGCGCCTTTTGGAATAAGATTAAGAGCAATGCTCATTTCTAACAGAGCTCCGCCCATTGCCACGAAACTCTTTTTTATCTGGTCCCAGTCCATAGTGCCAAACTGTTCAAACGCTTTTGCTACAATAAGCATCGAAGTAGCAACAAGAACTAAAGCCGAGCCCTTTCCGAACGATCCTTTTGGAATAAGATTGAGAGCTATGCTCAACTCAAGTAGAGCCCCGCCCATAGCGGCAAGCCCTTTTTTAATTTCCTCCCATTCCATGGAACCGAAATCTTTCATTGCTGAAGCGAATATCTTCATGGAAGCAGCGATGAAAACTAAACCGAGTCCTGTGGAGATCATCCCCTTTGCGCCAGATGTAAATTTAGTAAAAGCTCCTAGTTCAGCCAGCAAGCCACCTATAGCTAATAAGCCTTTTCCAATTGTCTTAATATCTAGATCGCCTAGATAGGCAACGGAAGAAGCAAGAATTCGTATTGCAACAGCTAAGATAAGAATTCCAACAGCACTTCCAACAGCCCCTTTGTTTTCGAAATATGTTCCATTTAAGAACTGAGAGATCATTTTTAATAGAACGCCGACTCCCAACAGACCTTTTCCAAGCTGTTCAAGATCCAGTTCTGCCATTTTTTTTACAGCGCCGGCTAAAATAGAAACCGCTATTGCTATTAATATCATACCGCTAGCGTTCGTCATCAGTTTCTTAGGATCTGTTTTAACTTTATCGAGAATAGTTAATGCACTAACAAGTTCGGCAATAGCTACACTCATCCCCTTTAACCCAGTATTCATCTTTTCGGGTTCTATAGATGACAAAATCAGCAAGGCAATTGCAAGTATGCCAACAGCAACAGCTATTTCGAGTAAGGTTTTTGCTTTAACTTCAAGTTCAAATGACTTTAATGAATCCTTTATACCGTCAATGATATCGGTAATGTTTCCTATAATACCACTTTTAATATCATTAAAAGATTTTAAAAAAGATATAATATTCTTTATAGCGATATAAAGACCGCCAGCCTGAATAAGCTTTATTAAATTTCCGAGACCGCCACCATCAGAAGAGCTTAATGCACCGAAGATCTGCTTTACACCATTTACTACAGAATTAAAAACTCCTCCAGCAAATTGTTTTATAAACTGCCAAGCAGTTTGTAAAAAGCCTAAAATTCCAGAACCATCGATCGATTGTCTAATACTATTAATAGCATCTACAACACTATCTTTTAAAGATATAGCAGAATCGCCAATCTTTTTAATAAGGTCAAAAGCGTTTGTCAAACCAGGAGTTACAAACGATTCTTTTACAGTTCCATAGAACTCTTTAATGGCATTCCAAGCAGTTTGCACTATTCCAGCAAAAGCTAAAAGAACATTAGAAACAAAGTCTACAGCATTTGCTAATATATTAGACTGACTTGCTGTATCAGAAAATAAAGTTAAACCCTGACCAAGCTCGGATACTATGTCTAAGAAAATTCCAAAGAATACTTTAAATACTTCTATTAAAGGTCCTACAAGCTTCGACAGCGTTCCGATCACACTTCCGACACCGTGTATGACAGAAAATAAGCCATGAAATACGTCATATACTTTCTGTGCGGCTTCGTCGCTTAAGTGAAGTGATGCTGTAAAATCACGAAAATTTTTCGTAACAGTAAACAGATCAAAAGCAACTAATGGTTTAAATACATCACCAAAAGCTTCCTGAACGGGATGAATAATATTAAGTAAAGCCGAAAACGTGTTGTGCAACCCATCCAGCAACGCGGTTCTTCCGCCTAACTTTTTCCAAGTCGAAAGAAGCTTGTTTCTGGCGTCAGCATTTTTACCAATGAAATCGTTAATAACATTACTAACTTCGGTCCACATTGCTTTGGCTTCTTCAAAGTCGCCAAATAAAATCTGCCAAGTCTTCGCCCAGCCAGAACCCAAAGCCTCTTTTGTGGTATCGATTAACTGACTAAATGTTTTGACTTTTGTTGCCGCGTCCATAGCGGTTTTAGCCATATCGGCGATTTGCTTAGCTTCTTCCTGCGTATAACCGGCATCAACAAGACTTTTAACAGCCTTCTCGTAGTCTTCTGTTGTTTCAACATTAAGCTGAAACTGTCGCAATGTTTCTGTTAGAACGTCAGTTGTAATCCAACCTTTATGCAGCGATTCTCTAAAGCTGCCAGAATCGGTTATCAGATCTTTTATGCTATCCGTTGTCCCGCCAATGGCTTCTTTATAAGAAATCATGTTGCCGGCAGCATCTTTAACCTGCACATTGGCGTCGAGCATATGCTGTGCAGTTCTTTGCAAAGCATCTTGAAATACTTTGCCACCCATACCAGCGTTAACTACAGAGTTCCAATCTTGAAGCTTCAACGATCCTGCCGCAATGGCCTGTGACAGCTGATACATCGCCACTGAGGCTTTCTGAGAGTTGGAACCAGACACAGCAGCAAGGTTTGAAATACCCATGATGGCTTGCTGAGAAGTTTCCAATTCTGTACCGGCGGCTGTAAACCGACCCAAGTTAGCGGCCATTTCTTGGAAATTATAAATGGTTTTATCGGCGTAAGTGTTCATCACATCTAGTGACTTGTTTACTTCTCCTACGCCTTTTCCAGTATTAGCCATGATGGTCTGTACCGAGTCCATCTGGGTTTCATACTCTTTGAATCCATCTCTAAGAGGAGCTATCGTTACCGCATCTAATGTGGCTTTAAGTTTATTTGTTACAGTATTGGCTATATTTGCCAGGGCAGTAACAGCCACTACTTCCAACGCAGAAAACTTTGAACTAACGGCGTCCACTGCTCCGCCGAGACTTGGCAAATTATTATTCTTTACAGCCTCGTTTAATCCTTCTAATGGCTTAGAAGTTTTATCAAAGTTCAAAGCTTGCTTTAATTTATCTAGCGTACCGATAGAAGTCTGCACGTTTTGTTCAAACTGCGTGTTGTCAAATTGCATTTTAACAACCCGTTCGTCAACAGTGTTGCTCATTGGCAGACCTCCTTCCACAAATCATTAAGTATTTCATCAAAAATTGGTTGAATGGCGGGGTTAATATAATCTCGCCCCTCCACCCAACCGCCGGTTCCGGTTCCATGTCCATACTGAAG